TCAGGGTAATCAAGGGGCTCAGGGTAATCAAGGGGCTCAGGGTAATCAAGGGGCTCAGGGTAATCAAGGGGCTCAGGGTAATCAAGGGGCTCAGGGTAATCAAGGCACTCAGGGTGATCAAGGGGCTCAGGGTAATCAAGGGGCTAAGGGTGCACAAGGCACTGAGGGTAATCAAGGGGCTCAGGGTGCACAGGGTAATCAAGGAGCTGCTGGAATAAATGGGAAAGATGGTGATCAGGGTAATCAAGGGGCTCAGGGTGCACAAGGTAATCAGGGTAATCAAGGAATAGATGGATCAAATGGAATTGATGGTGTAACTGGGTATACCGGATTTACTGGATTTACTGGAATGCCTGGATCAAATTCTGGAACTGGTGCCTCAGGCACAACTGGTTACACTGGCTTTACCGGTTACTCTGGAATAACTGGTTATACTGGCTTTACCGGTTACTCTGGCACAACTGGTTATACTGGCTTTACTGGTCCCTCTGGCACAACTGGCTTTACTGGCTTTACTGGATTTACTGGCTTTACTGGTCCATCTGGCACAACTGGCTTTACTGGCTTTACTGGCTTTACTGGCTTTACTGGCTTTACTGGTCCCTCTGGAACAACAGGTTATACAGGGTATACAGGTGCAGCTGGATCTAACTCTGGAACAGGTGCAACTGGATTTTCTGGTATAACAGGTTATACTGGCGCAGCTGGATCTAATTCTGGAACAGGTGCAACTGGTTCTTCTGGTATTTCTGGATACACTGGATACACTGGATACACTGGATACACTGGATTTACTGGCTTTACTGGCTTTACTGGCTTTACTGGCTTTACTGGATTTACTGGCTTTACTGGCTTTACTGGCTTTAGTGGCTTTACTGGCTTTACTGGATTTACTGGCTTTACTGGCTTTACTGGCTTTACTGGCTTTACTGGCTTTACTGGCTTTACTGGATTTACTGGTCCATCTGGCACAACTGGCTTTACTGGCTTTACTGGCTTTACTGGCTTTACTGGCTTTACTGGTGCCTCTGGCACAACTGGTTATACAGGGTATACAGGTGCAGCTGGATCTAACTCTGGAACCGGTGCAACTGGTTCTTCTGGTATAACAGGTTATACTGGCGCACCTGGATTTAATTCTGGAACAGGTGCAACTGGTTCTTCTGGTATTTCTGGATACACTGGCTTTACTGGCTTTACTGGCTTTACTGGCTTTACTGGCTTTACTGGCTTTACTGGCTTTACTGGCTTTACTGGCTCCTCTGGCACAACTGGATTTACTGGCTTTACTGGCTTTACTGGTCCCTCGGGCACAACTGGCTTTACTGGTGGCTCTGGCAGAACTGGCTTTACTGGTTTTACTGGCTTTACTGGTCCCTCTGGCACAACTGGCTTTACTGGCTACACTGGAACTCCTGGAATAACTGGCTACACTGGAACTCCTGGGTCTAATTCTGGAACAGGTGCTACTGGTACTTCCGGTGTAACTGGCTACACTGGAACTCCTGGGTCTAATTCTGGAACAGGTGCAACTGGTGTAACTGGTCCAAGCGGTCCAAGTGGTCTAACGGGTGCATCTGGTCCTTCAGGTCCAAGTGGTTATACAGGAACTTCTGGAAAAACTGGTTATACTGGTGCAACTGGTTTCTCTGGTATAACTGGTTCTTCAGGAACAACTGGTCACTCTGGCACAACTGGTGCCTTTGGCCCAACAGGATATACTGGAGCCCCTGGATACAATTCTGGAACAGGTGCAACCGGTATATCTGGTGAAACGGGTCGTTCTGGCACAACTGGATATACTGGTTCCTCTGGCACAACTGGATATACTGGTGCCTCTGGGGCAACTGGATATACTGGAAAAACTGGTGCCTCTGGCACAACTGGATATACTGGTTCACCTGGAATAACTGGTGCCTCTGGAACAACTGGTTCCTATGGCACAACTGGTTCCTCTGGCATAACTGGATATACTGGTTCACCTGGAATAACTGGTGCCTCTGGAACAACTGGTGCCTATGGCCCAACAGGATATACTGGAGCCCCTGGATACAATTCTGGAACAGGTGCAACCGGTATATCTGGTGAAACGGGTCATTCTGGCACAACTGGATATACTGGTTCCTCTGGCACAACTGGATATACTGGTTCCTCTGGCACAACTGGATATTCTGGAAAAACTGGCGCCTCTGGCACAACTGGTTATACTGGTTCATCTGGAATAACCGGTGCATCTGGAACAACTGGTGCCTTTGGCACAACTGGTTCATCTGGAATAACAGGATATACTGGTTCATCTGGAATAACTGGATATACTGGTTCATCTGGTTATTCTGGAGTAACTGGATATACTGGAGCCCCTGGATACAATTTTGGAACAGGAGCAACTGGTTCCTCAGGAACAACTGGCTATAGTGGCTTATCTGGCCCTACTGGCTATACTGGCTATACTGGTCACTCTGGAACAACTGGTCCATCAGGCACAACTGGTTACACTGGATACACTGGTGCACCTGGATCATATTCTGGAACAGGAGCAACTGGTAGCAATGGAAGCGGAGTAAATACATTAGTTATACCAATATTAGCAGTAAATAGTGATGTAAATTTAGGATCATTTATATATACAACTGCTAATAATTATTATATTCAAGTTACATCAGGAAGTTCTAAAAAATTAGTTATCAATATTAACAATATACCTTTAACTGCAAATCAATATTATACATTAACATTTATTATAAATCAAAGTATATATTCTCAAGCATATGTATATCAAATTCAAATTAATTCTGGCTCAACCTATACTATTTTATGGAGCGGAGGTATTAATCCAAATCCAACCAATCCAGATTGCTTAACAAATCAAGGTAACACAACAATAAATGATATAGAAGTTGTAAAATTATTATATACAGGATCTGTTTGGAAAGCCTTTGGAAATTTCTATTCTTCTTATTCTTAGTTAGATGAGTTCCAACAAAACAAGAAAATGGTTAAGAAGTCCTATATATAAAAAATGGATTGAAAAGGTCACTAAGCATAAGTCATCCCGACGCTCTAAGCCCGATCCTAAAGTAGACTTATGTGATGCAGAACGAGGATTTTGCACAGGTCACAAGGAAATACCTAGGCGCCTTATGCCACAAATATATAATACACAACGCTTTGCTAGATCTATTAAACGAAAATACGGAATAAAGTCGCACATGGAAATGGTGAGACCAGATTCATTAATTCCTAGCCAAGAAGAAATTAAGAATTCAGTAGTGAAAAAAATTGGCGAGGCAATGGCAACAGGAAAATATAAGGATTCTCCTATTGTCATTTCAAAAAATCATTATGTCATAGACGGTCATCATAGATGGGCTGCCAGGAAGAAATATGCACCTACAAGAAAGATTCGAGCCCTAGTTGTTCACAAGAAGGCTATGGATGTCCTAGGAATCGCCGCAGCCGAAGGACAACCTAGCGAGTCCTTCTAGTAGCTTTAGCTTTAGCTTTAGTTTTAGTTTTAGCTTTATATTTTCTTGTAACTCTATGAGGTCTATACCCACCCTTTTCGCCTTCAGTATATAATTTTTCCTCTTTTAAATCTGAATCTGGCTCTGAAAAAAATTCAATGGCACCTGCTCTAGGCCCAGGGGCAAAGATAGCAGGTTCATATGGTCTAGGTCTTAAAACCATAGTAGTTCCACCACCAGGCTCTAATTTTCCTGGTTTTACATTTGCATTTTCTACCGCAGATCCATAAGACCCTCCTAAAAGAGAATAAATATTTAAATCAGATTTAGCTTCAAGCATTCTTTGTTGTTGAATTCTAGCAATCATTTCCCAGCGCCTTATACCTTCAGGACTACTATCGTCATTTACTGCTGCACATGAAGAAAAAATAAAAATTTTAGGTTTACCAGGTTGACCAGGTTCATCTGAGTGCTTCCAAGCTAACCTGAAATCAACATCTTGTATAGGAGTGCCGTTTCTCCATGTAGGTGCCTGATTTAGAAGATTGACATAATGAACAAACGAGTTATCTGTTAATTCTAAATAGTCGTCGCCTACCATTTGTTCCTGTAATTTGTGCAAAATTTCATAAGGATTTGGAGAACCATATTCCCTTCTACCATATCCTCTATAAGTATACGCTGGATCGCCTGCATTAAATCTAAAGAACCCCATTCCAGCATATTGTTCTCTTGCACCAGTCGTTTTACTAGAACGCCCTCCTCCTATATTAAGAACACGTTCATATATTTCATCTCCAGGTTTATAAAGAACTAAGCTTGCAAAGGTTTGTTTATATACTTCATCTATCTGAATACCCTTACGTTCAATCGATGCATAATCACGCATCAGATATTTCATAAACCCCCATCTTCTACCACCCTGTAATAATTCCCATAAAGGTATATCAAGTGAAGTTAATGTTAAATCACCAATTGTTTGCGCTTCAAAAATAAATGTATTCGGAGGAACGGTCCATTTTACTGGTTCTATAGTTCTATCGTATAAACCATGGGTAGAGCATAAAAATATTGGTGCATCCTTAATTGCAAGTCTTAATTGTTCAAATTGAGTTTTACCTCTTGCAAGATTTGCTTCGCGCCTTGCTTTTATTTTGTCCATTGATTGCCCAGATGAACCTGCAGCTGCCGACATATCTTAATTTATATATATAAATTAAGATATGGAATGTTGCTCCCCAGATGTTGCAGATTGCCCTAAATGCCACCCCGAGCTCTGGATTCAAAAAGGTAGCTCTTATTGTTCGTGGATTCCCAAAGGACAAGATAAGCAAAGAAAAACAAGGGTTAACAGAAAAGTGAGTAAACTTTCTCACCTTCGGGGACAACGGAAGACTCGCAGACGAACTGGCTAAATATAGACCTATCCAGTTGTTCCCTAGGCACTGCTCCCTTTACCTTCTGTGCAATAACACAATACAAATCAAATCCGGGATACCGCTCAGATTGGTCTGTATCCCATAGGACATTACGACCATCATCATCTATTAACCAGGACCACATAACATTGAAAAGTTCAGAGACAGTTTCTTTCTGAACTCTTCCATCTTCTGAGCTCATTATAGCCCCACCTTCCTTATCCGCAGGGGGATTCTCCAGGAAAAGCGCCTCAATAATACTTACAGATAATCTACATAAATCAAAGGATGGATTTGGATAAGCTCTTGGTTCCTTGGGAGAATAGAAGGGTCCAAAGTTATACTGAGTTCCAGCCTCATTCTCAGGCCAATAGTCATCGCTGATACATAGAGTGCCATTATGCGTAAATATTGCACGACCGAAATCTATAATACGAAAGAGTTTTCCATATGTCGGCACCTTCCACTTGCGTCCATCATTAGTAGTGTAATACAAAAATTCCTTGTCCGTTGGAACCCACAGAATATTATTACTATGCAGATCATTATGAGTCATAGCCCATAAGCTCTGAATCTGACAAAGGGCCACAATGACTTGGAAGAGCCATGCAGTCCAACGGTCCTCCCAGGCCTGGGTGCCAGGCTTAGCATCCATGTGAGGACAATCAGAATCTAATAATGAATCCATGGTGGCGGTGTTAGATTCTAAAAACATAAGCATTGTAGGAAATTCAGAAAGTAGAGCAAAAAACCTATATTCTTTTCCAGGACCATCTGACTCATACGAATCAGATGAATCTTCAGAGGATGTAGAAATAGAAGCAGAATGGAGACTCCCTCCACTAACTTCAGAAAATCTATCACCAACCTCAAATTCTGAAAAACTACTTGATTTAGTGCTTATAGAAGATTCGTCATCTGAATATAAATCGTCAGGCGCCTCAATTAATGGGTCATCTGATGCCAATGGAATATCGCCATTTAATGCAACTAAACTAAAGACACCTTCCTTCTGTTTCTTCCAAAACCATGAATCAAATCTAATATCTGAGAAATCCTCTGTGATATTGTAATAGTATTTCTTAGCGATTGCGAGGTAGGCTCCATAAAATAAGGAGAAATGTGGAGAATGATCTGCCTCTCTAAATTTACTAAGCATGTAACATGCAACACCGTCTACGTAAGCTTGATTATGAGGATCGTGAATTTTACTATAAACTTTCGCAGATCGTTTACTTGGAGCAGGTAATCCAGGGTGCTGTGATAACGGATAATTTCCCTGTATCATCTTGTAAGCATCAAGAAGATGGGTAATCTTACAAAATCCAGAAATATCTACAATCTCATCTGTTCCAACTGAGTCCTTATATGCACGGGCTTTTCCTGAAAAAGGTCCCGACCGTTGAGGAACACCGTCGGTGATTTCCTCAAGGTGCCATTTATGATCAAACCGCTGAAATGGGCTAAATTTACTGGATTTACCAAACCGAATCATGCCGGGATGTGTTGTTTGCAATGGTTTAAAATGAGATTCAAGTGCGGTTTGAAGGCCCATTGGTGGTTTTATATCCCAAGTTACTGGATAAGGAAGTTCAACTGTTCTTAGTGAAGGATAAGGAGAAGACATTACTTTAGTAAAGATACCACATTACTAAAGATGGCGCGCTATGAATATTTTTTCTTAATATAATTTCACATTAGTTCTAATGGCTGCTTCTGCTGCAATGAATTTACAGTTGAAGAAGTTTAGTATGCAGCAAATTCCAGAGGATGCCGTGTGTATTTTCATTGGAAGGCGTAGAACAGGTAAATCTACTCTTGTGCGTGACGTTCTTTTTCATCACAAGACTATACCCCTAGGCACAGTAATCAGTGGAACAGAAGAATCAAATGATTTTTACAAGAAAATGGTCCCCCCACTTTTCATTCATGGTGCTTATTCGCCACTCATTGTTCAGAACTATGTAAATCGTCAGAAACTCATTATGAAAAAAATCATGACGGAACAAAATGGAGGAGGGCAGTCCCGGATAGACCCTAGATCATTCTTAATTCTAGATGACTGTCTCTATGATGATACATGGACGCGCGATTTGAATATTCGCTATCTTTTCTTAAACGGTCGTTGGGTTAAGGTATTCTTCTTAATTACTATGCAATATCCTCTCGGTGTTCCACCAGTTCTACGCACGAATGTCGACTACGTGTTTATCCTACGCGAACCATATTTGAATAATCGAAAGCGTATCTATGAAAACTATGGATCTGCCTTTCCCTCTTTTGAATTCTTCTGCCAAGTAATGGACCAGTGCACAACAAATTACGAGTGTCTAGTTGTAAGCAACAACACACAGAGTAATAAATTAGAAGATATTATCTTCTGGTATAAGGCCGAACTGCACGGAGATTTCCGTATTGGTGCACCTGAATTCTGGAGTCACAGTGCAGCACATTATATTGAGGCAGAAGCTGCTGAATCCAATAAATATGATCCTTCTGCAGGACAAAGGCTAAAGGGGCCTCAGATTACTATTAGAAAAACCCAGTGAAGCCTATGACCAGTCAATAAGAATATAACTTTTTTGAGCATCTACTGTAACCTTCGAGTCAATAAACTTTGCCTGAACTAAGGATAATATAAAAGGAATTGCCTGAAGCTTCACAGTATCAAGTGTTACATTTGGTAATTTATATAAAATTTTATCTCTAATTTCATCTGTAACAAGTTGTAATAAATGTAAGTGTTTAGTTTGACCAGTGTTATTAATAATAATTTGTATAATTTTATTTATAATAGTTTCAACGTGATAGTTTACTAGAACTTCTAACATTTCTTGAATCTTTATTTTACTATATATTGAAACTAATCCAGTTCTTTCTAAAAGATCTCTCTTATAAATAACACGCGGCTCAGAATTCTCTGCACCAGTTGGTCCTAAATTAAAATATGGAAATGGTAGTATACTTGGCCCAGTCGCACCAATTGCTCCAGTTGCACCAGTTGCGTTTGAAGAACCATCTCTTCCAGTAAAACCAGTTATACCACCATTCACGAATTTTATAAAATAAGATGATAGGCTACTTGGAGGAGGTAAATTTACAAGATGATTATTAACTTTACATAGATATGTATTATTATCAATGGGGTCAATAACTAAATCGTTCAACGTATATGCAATTGTAGTATCCCATATACCTCTTGATGTATATACTGTGCCAGTTGCACCTGTTGTCCCTGTAAATCCTGTAAATCCTGTAAATCCGCAATTAACAAATTTTACAAAATAATCTGGTAAAATACCTGGACGAGGATCGTTTGCACGATGATTAATAACATAACATAAATATGTATTATTATCAATCGGATCAACAACTAAATCGTTCAACTTATATACAATTGCAGCATTCCATACACCTCTTGATGTATATACTGTGCCAGTTGCACCGGTTATCCCCGTTGCACCGGTTATGCCAGAAAATCCTGTAAATCCTGTAAATCCTGTGAATCCTATAGGCCCACTTGGTCCAGTAAATCCTGTATTTCCCCTAGAAATAAGAAGGGTCCAGAAGGAAGGAAGTGTAGAAGGGTTACCATTATTACTAGAAACAGCTTGAATACATATATATGTATTTCCATTAATAGGATCAACAACTGTATCATTTACAAAATATGTAGTATTTGTGGTAAACCTTAATGGATTAATTACGGTTCCATTATATCCAGTTGGTCCACCATTTGCAAATTTTACAAAATAACTTGGTAAACGACTTGGTTCACCTATAGTTGGAGTTGCATTACTAACATAGCATAAATATGTATTATTATCTAAGGGGTCTATTACTAAATCATTCAAATTATAAAGAATATTATATGCCCATATACCTCTTGATGTATATACTGTCCCAGTTGCACCTGTAAATCCTGTAAATCCTGTAAATCCCGTAAATCCTGTAAATCCTGTAAATCCTGTTGAACCTGTAAATCCTGTTGAACCTGTAAAACCAGTGTCTCCCTTAATAATACTAAGATTAACAGTTACATTAACACTAGATGAAGTAAAAGAAGGATCCGTTGAGCTAGCAGTAATTATAGTAGTTCCAGCAGAGGCGGCAAATACAAGTCCTGTTGAAGAAACAGATGCAATTGCTGGATTTGATGATGACCAACTAAGAGTTGTATTTTCTGCATTAGCAGGTGTTATAGTGGGATTTAATTGATAAGCTGTCAGAATATCCAATGAAAGTGTTCCAGGAGATAAAGTAATAGAAGAAATAAGGATTGATGATAGTAAATAATTTAAATAAGGTACAAAATCTATACAATTTAATGAACCTAGGCCAACACAGTTATCATATCCAGGTGTAGCTATAAAATACCCATTTGTCCCATGTTGAATATCATTAAAAGAACTTTTGTTAAGACAATATAAATACGGATTTATGAATTTATTAGGATTAATACAGGCAAGAATACCTGCTAGAATTGGACTGGCAAGACTGGTACCTCCTATTAGTTGTAGTATACCATTGCATATAATAACGGCACCTGTATTAGGATCTGCAAGTGCTGCTATATCTGGTACAGATCTTCCAGGAAATGGCAATGAAGCTTGATAAGATGGTTTAGAAAATATACGACTTATACCACCACCCCCTCCAGTCCATGCTATTTCTCTTAAAGGTTTATAGGAGGCATATGCCATTGAAGTACCTCCAACCGCAGTTACGTATTTAGAAGAGGCAGGATAATCCACTTGAAATAATGACGAACCTGTATCTCCACTTGCAACACATGTGTTAATGCCTCTTTCTGAGGCAGTTTTCATTAACGCCTCGATTGGATCAAAATCATAACTATCTGCAGAATATTTATTAAACCATAAATCCTCTTCATAGACACCCCATGAAATATTAACTATCGTTGGACTGTAAGATACTGAATTTATAATAATAGGGTTATATAGATCGGTTGAATAGAACTGTCGATATCCATCATATACACCCTGATATACATACAAAATAATAGTAAGGTTTGGAGATGGACATATACCACCAATTGCTTCAATATCTAGTGTATTTTCAACAGTAGCTCCATTATTAAGATTGGTTTTAGATGCAATTCCAAAGAATTTAGCAATTACCTTAGGATGGTTAGAAGAAGGTATTCCTATACTGGTCCAATAAGCTTGAACATCACCATTTGTTACAACTCCATCTGCATCTATATTACCATATATACTACCACCAAATGACAATACTGCAACAGTGACATTTACTGATAAATTAGGAGATGGCACCATGTATGCTTCTCTTATTTGTTTCATGTCATAATATGGAGAACCATCTGGGACAGGTAATACAACCAGTTGAGTAAGAGGTAACTGATTTATAAAACTTCTAGGATTGATCTTACTATCCATTCTATAAGTTGATTAAAAATATTGTTTAGATGTTTCTTTACAAAATTAGAAGATCGGAGAGACGCCATTTCTCAAATGACCCATCGGGCATTGGTCTCTTTATAATGAAAGGTAGACGCCGAGCTTCCAATTCCATTTTTGCAATCTCCCTAAGTTCAGTTACGTGTGCCGGCACAGCAATAAATGCACGAGCACCCTGGCTCAGCTGATTGGTTCTAAATCCCAGGATTTTAGTCTTCTCAAACTGCGTCAAGAATGGAACACTGCGATGCTTAGGGTCAGCCATTCCATCTGCATTTGCAAAAGATGGTGGAACATTTGTCAACTGAATATCGAGTGATACTGACTCAATTGTGTCTATGCGAGCCTCTGGGTGAAACCGCATAAGCTCATTACCCAAATCCTTCTTCTGAGTATCTTCTAAGAGTGCACCATCATCTACAATATCCAACTCGTCATCAAACTGCTCTTCATAATCACCATCTTCATCAGCCATACTTGTTTCTGCTTTAGTTTGGAATTCATTTTTTATACCGGCTTGCGTTTGCTTTACCCAATAAACTTGGGCCTAAACTTGAAAGCGGTAATATAAAATTATAGGCATGGCCAGTGAAATAGTTGAAGATGATGTTATAGAATATTCCACATTTGAGGATATGGAACTAAGTGCCGATCTTTTGAGAGGTATTTATGGGTATGGTTTTACAAAGCCCTCAAAGATTCAAGGTAAGGGAATTAAACCAATTGTAGATGGGAAGGATTTACTTGCACAAGCACAATCCGGAACTGGAAAGACAGGCACATTCTGTATTGGTAGTCTGTATCATGTAGATCCTACTAAGAGGGCAATTCAGGTTCTATGCCTTGTTCCAACAAGGGAGCTTGCACAGCAGATTGAACATGTTGCTTCATCACTTGGTAATTATATGGGGGTTAAGACATATGCTGCAATGGGTAAGACTCCCGTTAGAGAGGATATTCGCTCGATTGAGAAGGGTGTGCAGTTCCTAGTTGGAACGCCGGGGCGTATTTATGATCTTATGAGCCGACGTGCATTTAGCACTGAGCATATCAAGGTAATTATTGTAGATGAAGCTGATCAGATGTTGGAGGATCGTTTCAAGCAACAGCTGCAGTGCATTCTTGATCTCGGTTTCCCTGCTACTGCCCGCTGCGCATTCTTCAGTGCTACAATGAATGCAGAAGTAGTAGAATTTGTAGATAAACTTCTAAATAATCCTGTTCGTATTCTTATCCCACCTGAGGAGGTTACTCTGAAGGGAATTCAGCAATACGCAATTGGTCTAGATCGTGAAGACTGGAAGTTTGAGGTTCTTCTTGATTTGTATAAGAATTTGGATATTACTCAGGCACTCATTTACTGTAATACTCGTAAGAGAGTAGAGTGGCTTGCCGACAAGATGATTCAGTCTGGCTATCCAATTAGTTTCATCCATGGAGAAATGGACGTCAAGGAGCGCATGGGGCGAATGGCTGCATTTAGAAAGGGTGAGACGCGCGTTTTAATTAGCACTGATCTACTAGCTCGTGGTATTGATGTGCAACAAGTAAGCCTTGTGATTAATTACGAGTTGCCACCAGATGATTCTAAGGATAATTATATTCACCGTATTGGGCGATCAGGTCGCTATGGCAGAAAGGGAACTTCAATTAACTTGATGTATGGTGATGAGATTCGCTTGATGGACGAAATGAAGCGAAAGTATGAGATTGATCTTCTGGGATTGCCAGAGGACTTGAGTCAAATTAAACTAGTGTAAAAAAATATAGTGAATACCATGTTAAAAAATTGAATGTTCATTTTTTTAACTTAGTAGTATCAATTATGCTAACTTCAGATGATCCCAAAAAGGGTCAAGTTGGCCTTGCAAATGTGGGAAATACATGTTATCTGAATTCAACACTTCAAGCTCTACGTCATGTGCCCGATTTATCCGTATTCTTTCATAAGCATTCAGACCAATGGATTCATAAAGGCGATGCTAAAGATGCAGTTCTTTGCAGAGCATATAAGGATTTAATAACTTCTCTCTGGTCTACTTCGGGTCCAGCATGTATTAAACCCGCAGGATTTATTCATTATTTCAAGGAAGCTCTACAGATATGCCCTACATATGAACATATGATTGCCCCCCAGCAGCATGACAGCAGCGAGGCTCTTATCTTTATTCTCGAGCAACTTCATGAGGGAATGAAGAAACCTCTAAATATAAATGTTATAGCTGATAAGAGTTCACCAAACTATAATGCCCTAATGGCCTGGAAAGAGAAGGTTGCGCCAGAGTATTCACCAATTGTTGATTACTTCTATGGACTCATGGAAGTCTCTGTAACATGCAAGGGGTGTTCGGGGGTCAGCTGTCGGTATGAGCCATTTAATGTTCTAAAAGTCGGATTTCCAAATACGAAAGCATCAACACTAGAGCAGTGTGTAGATTATGAATTTTCAGCAGAAGAACTCGATGAGTATCAATGTGATACTTGTTCTCCTGACCCAGCAGCAGGCTCATCTGTGCCAAAGGCCAAGAGACATCCTGGGTCTGTGCAAAGACGAATTTGGCGTCTGCCTCAGAATCTCATTGTTATCTTGAAGCGATTTAATCCAAATGGATCTAAGAGCCAGGCCGACTTTACTGCAGAGCCCCATCAAAAATTTACAAAGTGGTTTGCAGCGGCGAGTCCAGAGACAAGCAAGGTGGCCAACTACACTCTGCAATCAACAGTTGATCATCATGGAAGCGCAAATATGGGCCACTATGTTGCTCAAATCAAGAGTCCTATTACAGGAAAATGGCTCATATATGATGACGAGTCCGTTCAGCTGATTAAGGATGGGTCGGCGGCACTTCTGGGACGACACAGCTATATTCTATTCTATCGCAAACAATAAGTGCTATTAGTAAGTAATGCTCTTAGTATTTTTTCCTAATCCAAGTAGATATGCGCTGCAATCCTAGTGCACGCTGGGGTCCCGGGACAACGAAAGAGCGTTTAATTGATACGGAATCTTCTAAGCAGTTAAAGAGCAAGATGGAAGAAATGATGAAAGAAAGGGAAAAGCAAAATACTATGTGGGCCCCTCTAAACTCACCTGAGACTCAAGATCGGGACTTGGACTTGGGCTCTCATCTGGACTTGAATCAGAAGAAGGGGGCAAAATAAGTTTATTTTTTGTTTCGTACACGTAATATAATCTCATTAAAAATGCGATTATATCCAGTGCTAAAATAGGCCCATAATTTGATATTAGTGAAAGGTCACTATTCAAAATTGCATATGCGAGGGCAAAAGAACTTGCCAATAAAAGTAAGACTTTCTCAGGCATATTGTAAAAGTTTGCATTTTTGTTTTTCCAATTGGCATAGAGCTCTGGAATATAGCAAATGAAAAAGAGGGCAGCTGCTGTATTCATTAAAAAATCATAAGCCATTTACTCTACTTCCGTAAATGTTTTCTAGATTTCTTATTTTTCTTATTTTTATTCTTTCTAGTTTTTCTACCACCTTTTTTACCAGCTTGATATGGAGTTAGAGCAATTGGTGTGTTTGATAGTTGTAAATTCGTATACGGTGTAACAGGGTTACTTAGATTAATTTTAGACGGCTGTAAAGGAGTAGGAAATGCAGGATACACTTGAATACTTGAAATCGTTGTATGAGGCATTTCTACAGTATTAAGGCCTGCAGAAGATTTAGCTTTAGGAACCTTAGGAACCTTGGTAAGCTTAGTAACCTTAGAAATCCTAGGTAAAGGATCTAACCCTGGTCCAACTGGTCTGTTAAAAAAATATCTATGGTAAAATTCTTCAGAAACAATCGGTTTTTCTATTTCTTTACCATTTGCATTTCTACGAATTAATGGAACATAGTCATTTTTTGAATTACTCATCTACTCTAGGTATACATCTTCAAGTGACTCACGTCCTCACTAGTCTTTCTCTCCTTGAGAAACTTATCAACGTGCTCCTTCTTCAAGATAAACGGAAGCGAGAAATCCTTGATGTAGAATGGCAAGTCGGGAGAGTTGAAGAGACGCAGCATATTAAGCTTCTGGGCAATCTGCTCCATGCATCGCTTGAGCTCACGCACACCCTTCTCCTCCTTCGCATAAGTCTCAAGCACATGTGACACAATCTCCTTCGGGACACCCACGCGCTCAGCCAGATTCACCTGCTTGAGGGCACCAGGAAGCAAGAACTTCTCAGCAATCTCAACCTTCTCCTTAGGACCATAGCCCTCCAAGTGAATCACAGTGAAACGGTCCAAGAGAACCTTGTCAATCTTCTCAATATTATTTGCACTAAAGACAAACATTGATTGACTGAGATCCAGAGGAATACCACTGAGATACTTGTCCTCAAACTCGGAATTCTGGGCAGAATCGGTCAAGTGAACTAGTAAGTTCTGAATCTCCTCACCCTTTGCCGTATTGCTCACCTTGTCGAGCTCATCAAACATCAGAACCATGGACATGGACTTTGCAGCAACTAGGGAATTTACGATCTTTCCGCAGTGTGAGCCCTCATACACCATCTGGTGGCCATTGAAGGTGCTGGCATCACTGTCACCACCCAGAGAGATAAACTGGAAGGGCCAGTCAAGTGCCTTGGCAATTCCCTGCTTAATCAGAGAAGTCTTACCAATACCTGGAGGCCCAATGAGCAAGAGAGACATGCCATTTGCCTGGGGATTTGTAATCTTACCAGCGATGAACTGGAGAATCTGGAGCTTTGCCTCCTGCTGCCCGAAAATGGCCTCATCTAGGCACCTGCGCGCCCTCGTCATGAAAGCAGAGCAGACCTCAGGGCCATCATCTACCTTGACTGGCATCTGCTTCCTAATACCAAGAGGAAGTGCAGTAGCCTTCTCAAGCCAGTTACGCATCTTGTAGTATTCGCCTGAAGCTGGATCTAGAACCTGCAAATTATTGTATTTTGCCAGAAGTTGTGATTGAATCTCAGGAGTAGTCTGCATGTTAAGAATCTTGAACATTACAGGTTGCTCCTTTGACTTTGGGCGATTCTCAAGTGCAGTGAGCATACGCTTCTTCTCATCCTCCTTGAGAGCCTTGAACTGATCAATGTGGTCATCAATAGTCTCAGTCTCAACTGGCTCCGTCATAAGCTTGAAGAACTTCTGAACATCCTCAGACTCCTTCTTAATCTTATAGCGCTTAGGAACCATACGAGTATCAGGCTCCTCTCCCCCGCCAAAACCAAAGTTGAGAATCATCTTGCGAGGAGATCCCTCGTCATCCTCATCCCAGTCCTCTTCGTCCTCTTCATCATCAGCCTCAGCATCATCGTCCTCATCCTCGTCCTCGTCCTCATCATCGTCCTCATCCTCATCATCCTCGGCAGCATCCTCATCGTCCTCACTGATAGATGTCTCCTCCTCGGATTCATACTTCTTCTTCAAGAAGCCACGCCTCTTTCCACGAGTAGAATCAACTGCTGACGCTGCTGACGCTGCTGACGCTGCTGACGCTTTAGCCTGCTCCCTTGCAATCTTTCCCTTTGCCTCAATTGCAGCCTTACGAGGTGCGGGACGAAAGCCAGACTTCTTGGAAGACCGGGGTGTTTCCTCCTCAGTCTCATCAGAATAGGCGATGAGGCCACGGATATTTCCCTTGCTATCAACCTCGTCATCATCATCATTTGCACCAGAACCACGCTTCTTTTGCATATGTCTAGAACCCTTGGAATTCTTGGCATCCTTCTCAGCGCGGGGCATTCTGTTATGCTTCTTCAATTGGTTATCCATTCAAACGCGGTATACCAAATTTCAGGGTTGGCCGTGGTTCAATTTTTGTGCGTGGCTGGATTTTATTAAGTTTATAATTACATCATTATATCTGTAGAATACAGTTATAATCGTGTATTATTGTATTATTTATAAAGATTTTTTACTTACGGTCCTTACGATTCTTGCGAGTCTTCTTCATCATCTTCTTCATCTTCTTGGTCATGCTTCTGCGACGACCACCCTTGCCGGTGACCAATCCAGAAACTGCGCCATTTGCACCCTTGCCAAGATTGCCGATTGCACCAGAGGCACCCTTGCCAACATTATTCCAAACATTTCCAACAGTCTTTACACCACGGCTACCCACCTTCCTAACTGTGTTAACTGCTCTAGAAACAGGAGTAGAAACCCTTGTAAAGATTGCAACCATTCTATTATACATTACTAAAAAATATTTACGCACTATCTAGTTTTTAATAAATCAATTATATCCATACAGGCAAATCTGGAACGAGAAGAAAGGCCGGGAACTTTTTCGGAAGGAGTTTGAATTAAGAAATTTAAGTCTGTAACTAAAAGCCCATTCATCATCTTTTTTAGGGCTACCGGTGTTTTAGAATTACAGAGCTGTTTCAAACAATTCATATATTCATCAATTGTTTCCATTTGCTCTTTTTTAGTAATGCATTCCATAATAGACGCCTTTAGTGTTTCCAATGTTATCATCATTGTTTCTATTTCAATTACCCCTAGTGCAGTTAATTCTGCTAGAAACTGTGAATATCCAAAACGATACCTCTTATCTACCAGGGAATCAGGAGAGTCTGTTATCTTCCAGATATCTAAATATGTCATATGAAGCTTTTTCATTTCTTCAAGGATAACCGGATATTCACGTTTAATTTCAGATAATAGCTTAGCATAAAGCCCACAAAATTTATCTTCTGCTGCAGCCTTTCTGAATACCATCCATGTGAATTCACGGATAAACTCTTTCTGATCAGAACCAAGAATCTGAAAGAGAAACTGCTTGACATCATCATATGTCTTTACGCTGAAAACATTCAACTTATTCAAAATAATAGTTTTCAAGATTTTATCGTCACCAGCCTTAGATCCATTATGAAATTTACTCACATATCTTGTGCCTCCTGTCCACGGGCTAACTGGCTTAGGAGTGGATGATGAATCAGGTGTAGAAGGCTGATTGGGTTTTGGAGAACGTTCGGAATTAGAAAAACGAAATGGAGTTGGTGAAACGGGTGTAGAAGACCCTGAATTATTCAAACTATTTGAACTATTTCTCCAGTTACCACCATTCTGCAGCTTTTGTGAAGATATCACTGGAGTTTGTTTATTTCTCCAATTTCCTCTATCCTGAGTTTGCTGTGATTGTTGTAAACTATTAACCCTTGAACCAGGGGTATCTGGTATGCTCCTTACTCTGATGGATTGAACACGTTTGCGCAGTTCATCAGAGACTGGTGGGAGAGAAGGGCGCAAGGAAATAATGGCGGCGACCATTGTGGGAACGTTCATGGTCAATATACTTAGATATGTTGTTTTTAGTTTAAGCCTTATAGGCTTATAGCCTTATAACAGTTGCGGAAATTCTATTCTATTAAGAACTTCATATACTATAATGGAAATTCAACACGTCTTACAAGAATGTAGAATTGAGGCAGTGCTAGAATCAATTGGCATAAAAAGCCAATCTTCTAAAGATCTTTTCAATGAACAAGCAAAGAAATGGTCTTCAAATTTGAAGAGACTTCGTGCTAGATCCGATGCATGGAAGATTTTGAAAAGTAGCCCGGGTTCAACTGGTAGCTCTAGCTCTAGCTCTAGCTCTAGCTCTAGCAATAGTCCTGATTCATGGCTCCAGCATTTACCTGCTCTTCTTGAGAATGAAGTTACCATACGCTCAATTGATCCTGCAACTGCTTCAGAATCTCAGAAAGAAGACTGGTCTCAGATTCTCTTCTCTGGTGAATGGGATTCATTGAATTTCCTGCCGTTTATCCTCATGTATGTTGCTCTTTCTAAAATCTTCCTAGCACCAATGATTGCATGGACAATGCCCTTCATGAGCATTATTCTACCATTCTTTGCTCTTAAATTTGTCTATGGCTTACCCATTACCTGGGAAATGTATTGGCAACAAATGAGCCCAATGATATTCGGTCGTGCTGGGCAAGAAATAACTTTGAGCACTCTACTACAATGGGGTAGTATGCTTGTTTCATATGCTCACGGAATGTATTTGCCCTATACGAATGCAGTTCATTGTTATAAGATTGATCAACTTATGATTAAAGGATCAAAAGCAGTTGTTGATACTGTAACCCGCCTTCGTAATATTGCCGAGATATGGATGTCTATGGGACTGAAAAAACCTTGGTCTTTCCCTGATCCATCTAGCCTAGGCGACGAGAGACAGATCTTAGCCTGGTTAGTTCAAGATCCAAATCTTTTACCACAGATCTACAGGGCAATAGGGCAAGTTGAGCTGACTGCCGCTTTCTGCCAAAGTAAGACACTGGTGCCAGTAGAATGGTCTGAATCGATTGTGCCTATGTGTAAGATGGTAAATGCAGTTGACCCGCTTTTAGAAGAAGAAAAGAGGGTGCCATTCACACTAATTATGAGCCGAGGCCAGCATCATGCAATATGCACTGGTCCTAACAGAGGTGGGAAATCTACCTTTCTTAGATCTGCCCTAACTAATCTGGTTCTAGCACATACATGGGGTGTTGCATTTGCGGAACAATGTATAATGACACCGGTTGAATGGATTATTAGTAGCTTACGCCTTGAGGATCGTCCAGGACAGGCTTCACTATTTGAACGCGAAGTTACAGTTGCTGGTGATATTGTAAAGCTCATAAGGGCAAATAAGACGAGAGGGTGGGTGATAATTGATGAACTCTTTCACACCACAAATCCTCCAGATGCTGCTACGGCTAGCCAGATATTCTTGAGACAACTTTGGTCTAGTGAAATGGTAACAAGTATTGTCAGCACACACTTATTTTCTCATGCAGAAAATGCTCCTGCAAATGTCCAGCGACTTTGTGTTGATTCTGAATTAAATGAGGCTACGGGTCATATTTTATACAAATACCAGGTTACTCAGGGAATAAATACAATGAGTAGTGTGCGAGAACTATTAGTAGAATCGGGGGTTGTGGTATAAACGCCACAGGATGTTAGTTAAGCCATAACGAAACCACCGTGCGCTAAGAATCCATCTTAAATCTTAGGGCTCAGACGTAGAATGAACGATGCGCTAATGATCGGCATAGTCCTTACACTTGTATTTGGAGCCGTAATATTCTATCTATATAATCGCCTATCAATGACTGAGAGGAAGATGGGTCTCTTTGAGGGTGTTCTTACCGACTTGAAAATAATGATGGATGCAGCTCCTTATGTTTCTGGACCTCCTTCTAATGGAGGATCAAGTATGCAAGACTTTGAACCTACACCTGAATACTTGAATGCCATTTCCGGCCCATTTCCCTTGAAGGAAGAAGAGGTTGAGGATGTTCAGGATGATTATAAGCAAGCTATGGAGCATCCTATGGAACATCCTGTAAAGTCTCTTCAGATAGATGAGCTTGCAGGTGTTCCTCTAACTGCCGCAAATGCTATTAATGTAACAAAGCTATCTCCGGATCTAGAATCCTTGTCTTTAAAGGAACTACAACAGCTTGCTAAGGAGAAAGGGTTAACAGTGGCAGCTGGAACTCGTCGCAAGGCAATCATTGACCTTCTTAAGAGTAGCACTGATTCTGGATTACAGGGAACTCTTCTTTCTAGCATGGATGGCCCTGAGCTTCAGGGTGGATCTCCACTGACGGGTGGATCTCCACTGACGGGTGGATCTCCACTGACGGGTGGATCTCCACTTGATTCTCCAAGCTCTTAATTATATTTACCACGGTAGATGGATACTCAGCGATTTATAAAACCAACATATCCCGATTTCAGGCCAAAGGCCAATTCGGATATCTTGCAAAATGCTGAAAGGCGAGTAATGGTTCCTGATAAGAGAACTATACCAGTTGAAGATATGCGTTATCCTGGATATGATTCTATAATGGCAGATGCTCGTCTAGTCACCGACTACAAATCCCAATGTGAATATAATGTGGTCCCATCACAATATGGCAATTCTTTTAGAAGCTGGCTTCAACATCACGCCGATGGATTTATTCAGGTATCTAGACATAGACAAGCCCAGCACGCTGGTTCTTATTATTATGGAGCTACCCACCCCCTACCTCCAAAACAATTCCAGAGATGCGATGAATTTGATTGCACTTTCAGTACTACTGATTTGAAAGATGGAATTGGCCTTCAAAGGCGCGAAGAAGTTCCAGCACTTTTTGGAACCTTTGCAGCACAAAATACTGAAGCTCCTATGAAACGTATTTTTCTGACAGACAAGTTTGAAGGTGGACGTAATACGCCTCATGGACGCAAATATAGAGGCCTAGGTAATAGCCCTTCAAATCCCAGGGCTGCTGGATATGGATCCAGTGGCTAGAGTATAAAGAATTAATCTAATCCATAGGAAAGATGCTCGCCCTTGATATAGGTATTAAGCATCTGGCCTACTGTTGTGCTAATGCGCAAGTAGCGGAAGCAACACAAGCGGACCTTTCTGGTGCAAACGTAGTTACTAAGCTGCCCCATATAAAACACTGGGCCCTAGTAAATCTACAAGACCTCAATGATACTCCTAAGTCTACTTGTCATTTGTGTCCGAAGCCTCCAAAGGCTAGGGCTCCTGAAGGTCTAGTCTGTGGTCGGCATTTGAAAAAAGAGATGCAAATCTTTGATGAGGCCACTGGCGAGCCCATTAAGAAAGCGCCGACTATTTCGCAACTCCAGGCATTCTTGAAGGCCAAGGGTTTAGATTGTAAGGGTCAGAGGACTGCTTTATTAGCTAGGGCTGAGAGTATCGCAGTAATGCCTCTAGTAAAGCTGAAGAGCACTGCTTCATTTGCCGATAATACTACAAATCTCCATGATGCTATTCGAGGTTGGATTACTCGTGACTGGGTTCATCTGGCTGCTGTAAAAGATGTTTATATTGAGCACCAACCAGTTCTAAAAAATCCAGTGATGAAGACAGTACAGCTGCTTATTTTTGCTTCTCTGAGGGAGCGCTTCCTGGCTTCAGGGCCTGAAGGCCAACAAGTGGCCTTCCATTTCGTCCACGCAGGCAAGAAGGTAAAGGGAGCCGAAGTGGGTGATGCAGGATACAAGGATCGTAAGGCAGGTGGAGAAGATAGAGCCAAGCTGTATTTGGGAAAATTCCCTTTTGGCTCTGAGCAGCACAAGTGGCTCGTGTGGTGGCAGGGGCAGCATAAGAAGGATGACTTGGCAGATACTTTGTGTATGTGCTTGGATGCATGCTAGTGGCAGGGGTAAAAAATTGATAACATTAAGGTACTTTAGATTACTACCTTAATGTCAGAGATACTACCCGAGAATTTCTATCTTTACTGCGTATCATCCGCGGAGTTTGAAAAACGCTCACTTTATAAACTTGGTCTAACTATACATCCAGTTCACCGTCTCAGACAATATGCAACTGGTGTCCCACCAAGTCTAATAGACAGTCATCTAATTTATAAGGCTCTCTGGAAAATCGGTACTAAGACACGTGAACAATTACATGAAATGGAGGGTATTCTTCATGCACACTTTGCTGATAGACGCGATGGAACGAGTGAATGGTTCAACGTAACCCCTCAGGAGGTCATTGATTTCCTTCTTACACCTCAAAAGTTCACTGTTGAACAGATTTCTCCCGATGATGTCAAGGATGTGAATACAAAGTCAAAGCAACCACTTAGTTCATATGAGGAGGATGCATATGATGAGGAGGAAATGCTGATTAAGGAACAGGAAGTTCTACGTAAGAAGGCACTTCGAGCTAATAAAGTGGAGACACTTTACGAGAAATTCCTTCGAGTATTCCTTCCTGGAAAACTCCCTCGTCGTATTCAGCTTAATTTATGGAATACCTTTGAAATTATATGCACAAATGATGATCTTCATAATGATATCTATAAGGGGATTGTTCAATGGCCAACAGGAACCGGTAAAACTCTTGCAATGCTTATGCTAATTGTCCTTTCGGCTGAGAGATGTAAAAGGCAAGGTATCCTATATACATGTCTTATGATTACATGGAAAGAAGATATATTTGATACAATTAAAACTGAGTTCAAAAAACTTTCTGAGTTTGGTATTGATGTCGAAGATGGTACTCATGGAAATATTCAAAATGTTACATTTCCAAAGAAACACTTTGTATTATTCGCACTTCATCAAACTTTAGTGGTTGGAACTCGAATGGATTCATTTCCAGATATATATCACGTTCATTATGATGAAGTTCATAGAATTGGTGGAGAAAAGCTTTATAATATGATAGATTTAAATCAGGAGGGTAATTATCTTAAAAAATGGAATACAAGGTTTCTTACTGGAACATCCGCAACACCATTAACGAACAATGGTGTACAGCATAAAAAAATTGCATCATTATTCGGTGAAAAGTATAACCTTATCAGTAGATGCGAGATAGATGACGCAGTTAAGAATGGATGGATAGCTAATCCTAGATTTATTCCTAACGCAATTCCAAATAATAAAACAAAGGATAGAGCCACAATTATAGAATCACATGTAAAGTTTGTAATAAAAACAATTCTTCAAAAAAAGGATCAAGTGCCAATTGATCTATTTGGAGGTAAGTGTATAGACTACAATGAATATTCTCGCGCCGAGGTTGCATATGCTATAAATTTTGCAAAAAAGTATATTACAGAGAATAGTCTACAAATTAAAGTATATTCGGCAATTGAAATTAAGTTCAAGGAAATAGATGGAATGTCAGATGAAGAGAAGAAACTAAATAATACGGTTATCACTAGAAACGATGAAGTGTTCCGTAATGCTACTCGAGATGATTCAATTCATATACTATTCGCATGTTCTAGATATAAGGAAGGATCTGATATTAAGAATCTTGAAATGACATCGACATTAATTGGTAATACAATTGCAGCACATAATTCTATTCAAATATCTGGACGGGCACTTAGAATAGATTATCCTGAAAAAGAAGGGTGGTGTCTTATTTCTCGCCCTAGTGATGAAACTGTAACTTACCAGGATATCCTTGATATGATCAGTCTAGATATTGTTGACTTGATACTTTCAGGAAATAATAATTTAGTAAAAGGAGATTTTGAAAGAATTATACGTAATTATATATACGACATCGATGGAAATGGCAACAAAATAAACATACACGAAAGCGTTGACAGACTTCAGGCTGCATATATTCGTAGACAATATGCTAGAAGAAACAAGGCAGTAGAAGGGCTTAGTTATAAGGATCTTAAAACTAAGGTCAATGACCTAGGAATTACTTCTCGTTCAGAATATTCAGAAAAAGCACTCATTAAAGAGCTTCCAGATATTCCTTCTGATATTCGTGGATGGATTTCATGGTATGATCTACTACGCGCAACACCCGATGAGAAGCGAATGACACTCTATGATCTCCAGAAGTTCTGTACGGATAACACAATCACAAAAAAGGATGATTATCTTCTTAGAAGTGATTGTCCATCATGGGAAGATCTAATTGATGGATATCTTACAGATCTACCAAGTCCAATGCCATCACATTTGGAAACTGAATTATTCAAATCTGGTCGCGGAGGGAGGCGGTAATTCAAAGGGCTTAAACCTTTACTTTAAAAATTGAGTAGCTTTTTTTTCAAGTTTCCCGGCATAAGTTTTAAAATGTCCGGCACAGGTATAACGATGCATCCCTCTGTGAAGAACCTTGAGAGTGTTGTGAAGCGTGTTCGTGATGTGCTACGCAAGGGTGATGGTATTACTGATATGGATAGTATGGCACACTGTGTTCTCTTTACAGCTGCGCGCATGCTGGATACGGCTACTGCGACTAAACTAAATGTCCCGTATACCTGGGATTCTGTAATTAGCAAGGTATTAGCCAAGGATATCAACGGAGCCGATAAGGCTTTCAAGGACATTCTGGAGGTTCTGGATTCCAAGTTTAGCACAAACGAGTTCACTTGGAAGCTAAAGGTTCAGGATGACTTTGAGAAGATTGTGAAACTCTTTAATGAGCTAGACATCCACGAAGTAGCTAAACACACGGATGTGCTTGGTTTCATCTATGAGCAACACATTAGCACTGGTTCAGGTGGTGGTCGTGATCTTGGTAAGTTCTATACGGATCGCCAGATTACTCGATATCTAACAGAGTTACTAGGTTCTGATATTACCGCAGATCGCCCTGATTCAATGTGCGATGCTACTATGGGAACGGGTGGCTTTATCTTGAGTTACATTGAATATGTTACTAAGATGTGTCGTGATGTAAAGTGGGATGATTATGATCTTGCGGGAGGTGATATTGATGATAAGGTAGCAGCGATTGCACGTCTCAATGTCTTTCTCCGCACTGGAAAACTCTTTCCAATGATTCGTAAACGCAATACTCTCAAGAATGATATCGGTGATTCATCGGATAAGCGTAAGACTTTCAAGCGCCTTCTTATGAACATTCCCTTTGGTGTAAAGGGGCTTACACTTGCAGATGATTGCTGTGAACGAATTAAGGAGATCGTCAAGGTAGGAACAAAGTCTGAACCGCTCTTTATGACACTTACATGTCAGCTTCTAGCAGAGGGTGGTAAGGCCGCTGTTATTGTTCCTGATGGAGTTCTTGTGAATTGTTCCAATCAACATGATGCATTCCGTCAGTATCTACTTGATAATTTTAAGGTCTTGCGGATTATCAAGATGCGTGGAAAGTTCTTTATGAATACGGGTATCCAGCCCAGTGTGATTGTCTTTGAGCGTTCTGGAAAAACGGACACTATTGAATTCTGGGATGTTGAGAAAAAAGATTCTGGTGATCTTGTTGAGACACTTATGCTCACAGTAGCTCGTGAGAAGTTTATTGATTCTTGTTCATTTGATTTGCGTCGTTATCAGAAGGCTACGATTCTTGCAAATCCAGGTGGATATCCTACAGTAAAATTAGGTGACATCCTTAGTGTTTCTAAGGGTTCTGAAGTGATTACTCTGGAAAAAGCTACACCTGGAGATATTCCACTTTATTCCGCATCAGTTGACGTACGCACTCATAATCGACCTGGATTTAATGGCGACGAATCAATAATTCAAGCATGCGTGGGTTCAAACCTAGTAAATTGTATACACTTTGTTAATAAGCCATTCGCAGCAACTGGAAACCTATGGGTTCTACGTAAAAAGGAGGGACATGAGTTTTCTCTGAAATTTATATATTACTGGCTTCTTATTACAAAGGCTATATTAAAAAAGGTAAATATTTCAGTATTACCTAAAGTTAATCGTACAGAGTTTGACAGTATTGAAATACAATTACCCCCTCTCCTAATTCAGCAAGAAATCGTAGATGCTCTTGATCTCATCTACAATAACGCAGCAACTGCAAAGGCTGCAGCAGTCTCCATCAAGGCTCAAATGGCCGCCGTCATGCGTTCCGTTGGGGCGCGTGGGTATGAGAAGAAAAAGTTGGGCGACTTAGTAGGTATTGAGGGGGGGGATTACATTACTAAGAAAGATGAGACCTTAGGAGAGTATCCAGTTTATGGAGGTGGTACAGCATCATATCACATAAATAGATTTAATCGTGAGCCAACATGTGTGATTAATAAGGATGGTATGTCTCTATCATGCGTACAAATGGTCAATACGCGCTTCTTCCTAAATCATCATGGGTGGACACTAAAACTTAAAACAGATGAGGCTCTAGAGAAGTTTCTACACTGGCAACTATATTTTAGAGCAAGTGATATTTATACCCTTGCAACTGGTAGTTGCCAGAAGGGGTTAAATCAAAAGGAGTTTGTACAGATGACATTGTATATTCCTCCTCTCTCCATCCAGCAAGAAATACTCGCCATTCTCAATGAGATGGAATCCGAACTTAAGGCTATGGAGCAGATGGCAGCAAGGGCTGAGCAGAGGGCAAAGTATATCCTTGATGGATATCTATGTAGTAATGTGGATTTGACTCCAGTGCTGACGGCTAACCCTAATAATCAGCAAGATGCATCAGTTAATACTTTAATTCCTGTAAATGAGATTATAGTGACTACTGAAGCTCCTAAGGCTAAAAGAATTCTTAAAATAAAAAAGTAATCATCTAATTAAGCTCTAGAATTATACAGAATATTTTTTATAAGACCTTAGTAAGAATGCTTCCTAAATTATTTTTAAGATTATTTCCAAAAATAAAATGGCAATATATGATTGTTATGCTTGCCGTTATAATAGGCATAAGTTTTCTTATAAGTCAAACATCAATGCAAAGCGCAGCCATGCATAGCACAGCAGCACAGTTTCCACCATCTCTCGTCATCAATCTGGATTCTCGCCAAGATCGCATGAGCGAATTTACTGAAGAATTTCGCAGTTGGCCTAGCCCAGTTGAGCGTGTATCAGCAGTCAAATATAGCCCGGGTTGGAAAGGATGTTCTGCATCACATCTGAAATGCGTAAAGTTAGCCAGGGATCGCAATTATCCCTGGGTTCTAGTGCTAGAAGATGACTGCACACTTACACCAGGCGCTTCCGAACAATTTCAAGCCCTCCTTCCATACCTATGGCAGAATCGCGATAACTGGGATATTTTTTACGGTGGCGTAACTGTTATAAAGAAATCTAAACGTATTTCGTATACTCCACCTATCTTTGAAGTAAGTTGTTATGCAGCACATTTTTGCCTGATTCACAACTCATCCTATGACAAGATATTGAATAATTATCCAGGGGCCATAGAAGACTATAAGGATCCAATTGATGTATATTATGCCAATACCTTACGTATTTGGACTACTACGCCATTTTTTGCAAAGCAGCGAGTTAGTGAGAGTGATATAGAGAAAGGTGAAAAAGATTATACTGAAATGTTTAATCGTTCTGAACAGAAACTATTAAATCTTTAGCGTAAACAAATAAAATTGAAGGTCAGTGCCCCTAGTATTCCCGTATATCATGGGTCAATACTTCATCTGTGTCTTTCTTGCTGAGGATGGTAAATTCATTCGTGCATTTGTAAGCCCCCACAATTACAATAGCGGTGCAAAGCTTACAGAGCATTCTTATAATGGTAATCCATTCATGGATGCTGTCGAGTTCATGCTGAGTCCCCAAGGAATGTTCTATAAATCCAGGGTAGTCTGGGCAGGCGATTATGCGGATGAGGAGAGCTCTGGTGATAACATGTATACTATGGCGAATCAGGCAGAGGATAAGATGGTTTTTACGAATAAAAATACAAGGTGTAAGTTCATCGTGAATCATACCAAGAAGCTCTTTATCAACAAGGATACCCTGGGAGATATTCACCCACTTGCAGTCCTGACTGCAGAGGGAAATGGGCGCGGTGGCGGTGATTATCATGGCTCAGATGAGGATGTCTGTGGCACATGGGCACGCGATGTAATTTCTGTAGAGTCATCTGACAATGGCTATACTGAGTTTATTCACGGATTCGGTAAGTGAAAAAATCTAAAGAAACGCTGGCTTCTCACGGCGAGTGTAGTTTGTCAGATTCCTATCTTTTTTTGACCCCTTGTAGAAATTCACATAGGACGCCAAGGGGTCATTTGGCACCCTATACATAGGATCCATTGCCACAGCAAATCCATTTCTAGGACCTTCTGGAATTGCTGGTAAATTTGCCTTCAGCCATGCAGCATGTGCCTTACATGAGTGCACACGACCAGGCCAGCGAAATTCATATTCATCTCCTAGAGCGAGCGCTAGTTCGGCAAGCCACAAATAATTACCTGTGGACTGGCGAACCCAGATTGTGCAAGGGTGGTGCAGATGAACCGGGCGATATCCTGATTCTTGGTTAGCTGAACACTTGCGCTTAGGCGCAGTCAGCATATAGTCAGGAATGGCCAAGGCTTTCTGGGCCTTTGCTAACTTAACTGCCGCCTTCTCTTTCAAGAGCTCTGGGTGCACTGCAGTCCAATGGGCAGAATAGAGCATTTGACAAGACTCAAGAATCATCTTAATCACATGCTTATCCCCGTGAGCCTGAGCCGCCTCCTTGGGATTTATGCTAAGAATAAATATGTTCATTTTGGTTGTTTTTTATCATGAAAAAAGCAGTTCAATTTTTTCAGCAACCTATACCTATATTATAGGCCTACTAAGACAATACCAACAGAACAAAGAAAAATACCTAACCAATTTATTAGGCTGATTTTTTCACCAAAGATAAATGCACCCACTAATGCAATTAAAATAGAGCTTGTCGAATCCCAGAGGACATTTAGAATTGCCATTCCTTTGACCGAAAGCGCCTTGAAAAATAAAAGAGGCTCAAGAGAATAAATGGCCATTGTTAGAGGCAGAATATATGGACTTGTTAGAGCAGAGGTGCTTTTAAGTTTTAGAAGTGTCATTATTACTACGTCAAGTGAAGCCATTACCGTAGTATAGAGGAATGCTGACATCTATTAGTTATTAAAGAACTTATCGTGATCCTTCAGCTTGATCTCCCCCATCGGATACATTGCGGCCAAGTCCGCGCCCTTGATAAAACGAACCTGAATCTCTGGAAATTTCACATTACTCACAATAACATAATTGAGTCCCTTAGATTTCTCGTCAAAGACTGTCTTATCAAAGTGGCGTCCCTGGCCAATCATATTTGACGGCATGAATTTGCATCCATTGCCCGTAAATGTCTTCTGCTCATATTTGATTTCAGGATTTGTGGGATCCACTAGATCATGTCCCTTACATCCTGTAACATGTGTTAGACCATATTCTTGGGCTAACATACGTTCCATGAAATGCGAGAAGATTCTGCCGTCTGAGAAGAGCTGCTTTAGGACATCGTCAGAAAGGCTGCCAAAGGCGATGCCTTGAATTGTGCTCTTGTAAGTCTTATTAAAGGCTGGTTGCATTGTATGCTATTACAAAGTTTAAAGCGACTTCAATTTTTATAGGGATTATATTAGAATGCTCGGATTTTTTAGTAAGAAGTCTATAGCAGCTGGTGAAAGATATGACTCTACACTACGGCCTGTTTGTTTTGGTCTACCTAATAAAGTAAGTAAAGAAGCTGCTGGAAAGGTCGGTGCAGAAAATTTCAAGAAATACGAGCACATATTATATCTCGGAGCCCAACTTAGTCGTCTCGTATATTGCGATACCGGTATAATGTGGAATGTTATTGAAAAATCTCTAGGAATGTCTAATGACGTGGTAAATAAAGTGATTACCGCATATGATAAACAATTCGCTGCTAAGCGAAAAATTCCTAGTTCTGCACCTGGCTCAGAAAGTGATCGCCCAATGGAATCATATTCTCTAACTATTGCGAATCCATCAGATACAAAATATGCAACATATATTTCAACACCTGGTGACATGACATGTCTCGTGATTAATGGATCAAAAATAAATGCAAGGGCAAATCCCAATAGTATTCTACAACCTACGGATGTATTTGTTTCTTTTAAGGGCTCTAGCACAATGAAGAATTTCAAACACGATCTAATGTCTCAATTCACAGCATCTGATTTAGGCGGATTATTACAAGGTGTCGGCGTAAAAGTTACTGAGAATGAGGGTCGTAATCTTGTAACTGGCGCCTTTGTTAAACCCATTGTCAAAACATGGGTCATTCTAATGGATGCCTTATCTGAACATATTACAGCAGATGGGCGCTTATTCTTATGCGGTCATTCCCTTGGAGGTGCCTACTGCACTCTTTTTGCATTTATTCTAGCTGAAGGAAAGGTATCTGGAACAATTCCCATAATGACCAAGGTAAAAAGTATCCATATTCTTTCTTATGGTGCACCAACTCTCCTATCTGATACCGCACGTAATACATTCAATAGACATCTTGAATCTGGCCTTATCACACTTGACCGTGTAGTAAGCCAGAAAATCGCAGCACGCACTTCTGGAATGTCTATAATTCAAGGATTCGCCTTTGGCCTTGGTCCTAATGATATAATTCCAAGTATACCAGCTGGTTTTGCTCACCCTGGATTCAGACCTTTGGCTACTGATTTTAGACCAGAAGCAAATGGTCAGCCGTATTCAATTGACAATGTTCGCAAATTCTACGGTGTTTCCAGTGTAACACGCTATCGTGATCCGGCAACCTGGCCATTTCCTGAAGATATTGGACTCGGTGATTGGAAGAATTCAGCAGCTCTAAATGCAATTGTTAAGAGTTTGACTGGTGTTGAGCCTCCGCCTAATAAAGACCCTGCGGTAGAAGCTAAGGAAGAGGAAAAGTCAGAAAATACTCAAGCCGGCGGTTTGGGACAACAGAAGGGAATATATAGTGCTGCGACTAAAAATCACATTCCTGATTTTGTTTCAGTAGCAGGTTCTAGTTATGCAGCAGGGTTTGCACATGCCGAATATTTAGGTATGTTCTTTGCTGGAGGATTTCGCTTAAGAGGTATGAAAAATCCAGGCTATGGGGAAAGAACTGCGTATTTTACTCTACAGCCTTCTGGTGTTACTTTATCATATGTATATTACAAGCTTGTAGATCCGGTATTGGACGCGGTATCTCAGGCTAAACTTCCTGCAGATGAATCTGGTGATGAGAGCTCTGTGAGCCCTGTTGCCCCTGTGGCCCCTGTGGCCCCTGTGGCCCCTGTGGCCCCTTTGGCCCCTGTGGCCCCTGTGGCCCCTGTTGCCCCTTTGGTCCCTTTGGTCCCTTTGGTCCCTTTGAGCGGTGGGTATAGAAAGACTCGCAAGGCTAATAACCGCAAAAAATCTAGCAAGGCTAAGAAAATGAAAAAGACATCTAAATTAAGAAGATGAGACAAGCTCTAGCTACCTTTTTGAAGAAACCAACACCCTTTTCCATTCTAACTAAATCTGGCCCCAGGCCACCCAAGGTAGCTCTAGTGCAAACAGATGGCTCTTTTTCTACTCAATACGTTGAAATGTCTAGAACCGCGGTTATCTTGAGAACTAATGAACACATTGATTACACACTCATAGATACATATATAGACCACATAAACTCAACAGAATCAGAGTGGGTTTCTGTTCTCAGCGGTATCGAGTTTGCGTTGAAGAAAGACCAGGGGTCAGTTGAATTAGAGAATGATTGCTTGCCTGTGATAAAACACCTTATTTTTAGAAAGCCTCCAGCAAAATCATATTTGGCTGATTATTATTCTCAGATTTTCAAGGAATCCAGAAAAATGGAGTATTTGGGAGTCCGGTGGATACCACGTGAGCTAAATAAGGCAGATGATTTGTTCCGGATATAGACCTCATCTCTTTAATTATTCTAGAAAAATTATACAAGTATTTTTATATATTCGTATCATTTCTGATATATAAAAATAATAGTGATAATAGAATATGCCAGCGGTGATTTCTAGATTTGCTGGATCTTTAGATGCTTCAGGAATTCCAATTTCAGGATTTTCTGGAGATGGAGGACCTGCTACTAGTGCTGAATTACTTGGTCCACGCGGAGTTGCAGTAGATTCTTCAAATAATCTATATTTTTCAGATTCTCTGAATAACAGAATTCGTAAAATAGATTCTTCTGGAATAATTACAAGTCTAACAGCTAGTGCTGATCCATCACTATTTCTTCCCTATTCTGATTATGGAGATGGAGGGCTTGCTACTAGTGCTAAAGTAATTCAACCAAATGGAGTTGCAGTAGATTCATCAGGAAATCTATATATCGTAGAAAATGGATATGATGTAATTCGTAAAATAGATTCTTCTGGAATAATTACTAGAATTGCTGGATCTCTAGATTCTTCAGGAAATCCAATTTCAGGATTTTCTGGAGATGGAGGACCTGCTACTAGTGCTGAAATGAGTCAACCAAGTGAAATTTATGTAGATTCTTCAAATAATATATATTTTTCAGATACTGCGAATCTAAGAATTCGTAAAATAGATTCTTCTGGTATAATTACAACTCTAGCAGGTATTGGAGGCAAAGGAGGGTCGTATTTTGGAGATGGAGGACTTGCTACTAGTGCTAGAGTATGTGGTCCACTTGGCATTGCAGTAGATTCATTAGGATATATATATATCGCAGATACTGGATATAATGTAATTCGTAAAATAGATTCTTCTGGAATAATTACTAGATTTGCTGGATTTGTAGATTCTTCAGGAATTCCAATTGCAGGATATTCTGGAGATGGAGGGCCTGCTACTAGTGCTGAATTAAATACTCCAAGTGGCATTGCATTCGATTCCTTAGGAAATCTATATATCGCAGATTCTGGCAATCATGTAATTCGTAAAATAGATTCTTCTGGTATAATTACAACTCTAGCAGGTACTGGATCACTCGGATATTCTGGAGATGGAGGGCCTGCTAGTAGTGCTGAAATGAATGCTCCAATTGGTGTTGCAGTAGATTCTTCAAATAATCTATATTTTTCAGATATTTACAATCATTTAATTCGTAAAGTAATAATATCACAACCTCCAGTCCCATCTCAACCAGCTGCGCCAACTAAAAGTAGTTCTACAAGCGGCACTATTACAGTTAGTGGTAATGTCACAAATGTAACTGGTACCCCCTTTACTAGTGCAAAATTTTATATTGCATCTGGTAGTGGAAATTTTGTCTATGATATTTATGGGACTAATAGTATAGATGCTTCTGGAAACTATTCTCATACATTTCAAATGTTAGATACTGTAAATACAACATATAATATAAAGTGGTCTTTAGTAAATAGTGATGGAGAAAGTTCTAAGAGCCCAGTATTAAATGTGCCAGCTCAAGGTGGTGGGGGAGGTGGTGGGGGTGGTGGTGGTGGGGGAGGTACAACCTGTTTTCTCCGTGGCTCCAGGATTCTCTGTCTGAATGAGGGGCTCAAGGAAGAATACATGGCCATTGAGGATATGAGGGTCGGTACTCGCGTAAAGACTTTGAAGGGAACCTATGTCAAGGTTCACACAATCGGTAAGTCTACCTTCAATAATCCAGATAATGCCGACAGAGGCCCTAATCGTCTCTTCAAGCTGAGTCCTAAGAACTACCCTGAGCTTACTGAGGATCTCATTGTAACAGGATGTCATTCCATCCTAGTAGATAAACTAGAACCCAAGCAGAAGGCAAGGCATCTGAAGTTAATGAAGGAATTGTATATGACAACGGGTAAATTCCGTCTAATGGCATTCATTGATGAGAAAGCTGAGCCTTATCTAAGTCCTGGGGACCATGAAATCTGGCATTTTGCCCTAGAAAATGATGAAGTTCTCTGCAATTATGGTGTCTATGCTAATGGTGGACTTTTAGTGGAGACTGCTAGTATAATAATTATGACAGAGTGCTCTGGCCTAGTTCTTATTAAATAAGTGTATTTTGCCTTTTTTTTGCCTCTACGGATCCGAACTTTTCATTTAAAAAATCTTAGAATTTCCTTTCTAAGATTTTTTACACGTTTAATCCAGATTTTTTTTCGGCTGTGATAAATAGAGAATGATTTCATATAGTATCTTTACGCTTACTGGGGCTACTCTGGTTGCATCATCAGTAACCTATACCCCTAGCGCAAGTCCACTAACTGGTAAACTGTATCAGTTTTCTGGTTCTAGTGGAGTAATTACTTATACAGGATCTTTAACTGCTAATAAGGCTTTTATTTTTGCAGCAGGGGGGGGTGGTTCTGGTGAGAATCCGAGTGGTGCCGATGCTGGCGGAGGTGGTGGTGGTGGAGCGTATTTATTTGATGATCTAAATAATTTATCAACGCTTACTACCACTACGATTAATGTTAGTGTTGGTGTAGCAGGCAATGATACATTTTTAACTGATGGTGCGGATCATACGGTATCCATTAATAAAGGTGATAATGGTTATAATGGTCTTGGTGGTAATGGGGGTAGTGGTCCTGGTATTACTGGTGGTGGTTCTGGTGGTGTTAATGGTGCTAGTGTTGCTGGTAGTGCTGGTGGTAATGGTGGTACCGTAACAATAGGTGGAATAGCATATTTATTTTCTGGTGGTGGTGGTGGTGGTTCTAATTCTTCTCTTAATTCTGGTGGTGCTGGTGGTGGTGGCGGCGGCGCTGGTGGTGGTGGTCCTGGTGGTAATGGTGGTGGTGGTGGTGGTGGTGGTAATATTATTGCTGGTGGTGATGGTGGTGGTAGTGATGGTGGTGGTGGTAGTAATATTGATAGTGGTGGTAATGGTGGTGGTGGTGGTGCTGGATATGGTGGTGGTGGTGGTGGTGGTGGTCGTGGTAATAGTGGTGGTGCTGGTGCTCCTGGTGTAGTTTTCCTGTTTATTGTAGCGCCAGCTGGGGGTGGTGGTGGTGGTACAACCTGTTTCCTCCGTGGCTCCAGGATTCTCTGTCTGAACCAGGGACTCAAGGAAGAATACATGGCCATTGAGGATATGAGGGTCGGTACTCGCGTAAAGACTTTGAAGGGAACCTATGTCAAGGTTCACACTATTGGCAAGTCTAACTTTAAGAATCCAGATAATGCAGATAGAGGCCCTAATCGTCTCTTCAAGCTGAGTCCTAAGAACTACCCTGAGCTTAACGAGGATCTCATTGTAACAGGATGTCATTCCATCCTAGTAGACAAGCTAGAGCCCAAACAGAAGGCAATGCATCTCCAGTTAATGAGTTCA